TCATGTGCTAAGTAAACCTTAAGCTAGAACATCACCAATAATGAGTGAGTCTTTAGTTGTGTTTGAAACACCAGTGACATAATAATGTTTGGGAGGTAAGAAATTACCTATAGTAAAGTCATCACCAGCAGATATCCAAACCTCAACATATGATGGCACCTTACCATCATCATTAATAATAGTGGCACAGAGTTCTCCATATGAATCATAGACGGCGAAATCTACGATAGATTGATAAGGAAGGTGCACATCCACCCAACCTTCATTACCAGCCATATAACTACGTTCAATAGGATGATTGGTATGTAAATTACTAGAAGTAACACCGTAACCAACCACAGGTTTAATAGCAGGAATATTACCAACATTGGTAAGGTACTTATATGTATTTCTACCATAAAAACGAGGAACATAGTTAATTAATAAACGAGAACCAGCACCTATAAAGATGCGATAATTCAGACCACCGGTCTGTGTAATAAACAATGTGGCTAAGCCAGAATTAAAGTTTGTAGAAACAAACAAATTACCAACCTTCTTAGTTGCATTAACTACGTAAGTATAATCATTTTCAGATAATAATTGATATCTTCTTAAAATTTCATAAACAGTAGTAACTTGATGAGCATTAGTTTCGTCAAACTCAGGAGCCATACCAGCTTGAATAGCAATTTCATCAGATTCAGAATGAGATTCAATATCATCATCATGGACATCAACTTCTACAGAATCACCATCATCTTCAATTGCAGTCTCACCAACTATAGCACTCTCAGGTTTAATACCAACAGAACTAGGAGTGGTATCAAATAAACTTATAGATCTAGGAACACATACTCTTGAGTTTACGAAACTAGCTTCAACTAAAACATCAATAGATGGTTTAATGTTAGATACACTAGTACTTAAGACATTAGCAACTTCAACTACTACATAACCGAAGCTATTAGTATCACCGTGATTCCAACCTGTCTTATTAGAATAAGCAGTTTCAAGCATATCAAACATAGATACATAAGGAATAACTACTGTCTTGTTATCATCTTCATCAGAGATATTAATAATAGTAGTAAAGGAAGTTGTACGCATACTTTGAGCTTCACTAACATTATAACAACCATATCCACAGATTACTCTCAATCTACCAGTATGGAATGGTGTTTTAACAAAATGAAATTTCAATTGGATATCACTACTCCAGTACTTAAATTGGTTTATAGTAAATATTGGAACAGAACATCTATCATCAGAAGGAGCAATGTCACTTAACAAAGAATTACATGGAAAATCTAATTTTGAAGTCAATGTAGCATCAGTGTTAGACCAGTTAAATTGGAATAAATGAGTCTTACTGAGAAGTGATTGAATATTAGTATCTATAGTACCAAGAATAGCTCTACCTTTACCTTGTATTGCAGATGGATCTAATTGCATTGAGTAAGTAGGAACACTTGTAATAGCATTACTCATTGAAGGATACTTAGGAACAAAAGAGTCCAAATCAAAATTCATAGGTTTGTCGAAAAACATCAACAATTTACCAACAGATAACACACCTTCTATAAATTCAGGAGTTGGTTCATAAGTACCTTCTTTAAGAAAGATATGAGCCATACTCTCTATCTTATCACAGACAGGACCAATAAAGTTAGCACCAAGACCAAAACCATTTACCATAGTAGCAGACAACATAGTAACAACATCTTCAACCTTCTTATCACTAGACCCTTCTAATATCTTATTAACATCTGACCATGCAGCAGAAAACTTCTTCTTCTTCTTCAAAAAGAATTTCTTCTTATCACAACTAGCATAAGCAGTCAAATCACCTTCTCCACGTAGAAACTCTCTCTTTAAATATTGATTTTTCAAAAACATCTTCTTAGCATAAGCTCTTCTCTCATCTTTAGTGAATTTAGGGCCCTTTCTTACGTCACCTTTAATGTCACTTCTTCTTCTACCAAGAGGTTTACCTTTTGTGTTTAAAACAGGTTTCTTATTTTGCCTCTTTCCTTTATTTCTATAAGCAAGTCTTTTGTGTAATTTGAACTTAGAAACTTCTTCTTTTGTTTTAACAGTAGTAGGATTATCCTTAACTGGATTAGCATTAGAATCTTGAGTAGGTAAAGGAGGAGGTAAAGGATTGGGAGCTTGCGAAACAGAACTTTCAGGTACAACGTAAGGAACAGGAATTTGAAAATTAGGATTCTTAAGAGCAACATAAATAGACATAGACACATCTTGACCAGAAGTATAAGCCAAGGGAGATAGAACAACAAAGTAAATGGAACCCAGAGATTGAACATTACTTACAGAATCAGATGGAGGAGTATCTGCTTTATACTTAGGAACACAACGAGCAAGAGCAGTATTGTAAGTGAATGGTATGTCTAAACATATATCACCAGATCCAGTAGGTAAAATATTAATTCCATGAAAGTTCATAAGATCAGCATAGTTAAAATTATAAGAATCATTATAAGGAACATATATTAACCTTAACATACCTTGTTGAAAAGCATTACCATTAGTCATAACACGAATTGAAAAGTCAGAAGAGAAATACATAAACTGTCTAAACATAGTAGCTTGTACATCAGTGGACTTAGAAGTAACCAAGCTATATAAAGTTCGATTATAAACTACAGCGCCCTTTGCATGAGTAGTAGACCATCTAAAATCATCCTTCCATAGATAATTTGTAGCAACAGCACCAACATCTTCGCTATTGTTCAATTGAGAAGGATTGATGTAAGCAGTTTCACCAGGAACACCAATTTCAACAGGTTTAGAAAATGTAGAAGTTACATTAGACTCAATAGTAGGTAGTGGATTACCAGATAAATTATTGATCAACATATATAAAGTAGCTTCATAAGGTCTAAAGTAAAAACGCTTATCTCTCCTTAGATATGAAGAATAAATTTTCTGACAATAAGTTTGATAATATTCTAAACCATGAACACAAGCATACATAACAAAAGCATCCACGATAGAATCAAAAATTTCATCATCACGAACCCAATTAATATGTGATTCAAGAGTAGATTTCTTCAAAGCACCAATGTATAACCCATCAATTTTCTTTGGAATACATCCAAGGAAACTAATCTCCTCAAAATTTCTATAATCTTCAATCTCAGCATCCTTAACATCAGAAGTATAAACCTGATTAAGAGATGGCATCAATCTAGCAAGATCTTTACCAGAAAATTCTACTTTACTTCGATCAACACATAAGACATGATCATCGCCACAGAAAACTCCACGAATAACCTCATCATACTTATACTTATCATGCTCAAGGTAATATACATAACGAATCATTAAACTATTAACTATATTATTTAAAACAGTAGTAAAGATATTACCAGAGAAATTTGCAGACACAAACTTATACATTTTATTATGAACTCTAACCCAAGGATGAGAAGAAAGATAAACAAATCTATCCCACTCTTCGCGAGAAATAAATTGTTCAAGGAATGAGTAAATAACATCATAAGCAGCTTCTTTAAAAGCTGATTGCATATGAATATCAAAAGCTTTGTAGTCACCAGCAATAAAACACTTCTTGTCACCATTAGCAACTTCGGATAAATACTTATAAATATAATAATCTAATTCTTTGGAACTTGGATTAATACCAGAGCCATATTCATTGTGCATATTAGTTATAATACCTAAAGCATAACCAAATCTCATTCTAGTCATAATATTGAAACGAGTATCAAAACAGAAGGTTAATCTAGTACGTACTTCTTCGATCTTAGATAATTTTTGAAGTTCATCCTTCAAATAAGACTCAACGTAAATATCAGTAATCTCACCTCTATTCCATTTAGCTATATAATCTTCCATATCAACTCTAAATTTAGGATTAATAATTGGAGTACTAGCAAAATCAAACATGTCTTTCTTCTTAGAACTATAATAAGCAGAGGAAGGATAACCTAGACCAGATCTTGAATTCATAGGACTCAGGAAACCATCAATACCACAAATAGCTTCATCTAAAGTTAAAGTTCTAGGAGTCATCCTAATAGCATTATCTTTATGGAATTTAGCAATCAATTCACTCTTAGCACGCTTCAAAATGTCAGGATTGATTTTTGCTTGTTCATTATTCATGAGTTGATTCAAACCATAATCAAAAGGATCAACACCTTTTGCTCTATAATCTTTCTTAGATAAAATGGCAGGTTCAACAGGATTATCAAAAACTTCATCTTCTCCAACAATTGATAAATGATATTTAGTATTAAAAGGAACAAAGTATCTCCAATCAGGAGGACAGTCCTTCATCTCCATAACATTCTTAGATTCAGGACTTATTTTACCAGATACTTGTTGAACAAGAGTTTCATCTAAATTACGAATACCAATTAAAGCTTCCACCTTTTCTCTGTAAAGAATAGTAGCATAAGCAACATGACCAGTGGACAAACTTTGACCAGCAACATGCATACCAACAATAGCAGGAGTGGAACCAGTACGATTAGTCAACACAGCTGAACCGCACCAACCATTCTGTGAGTTGACATTATATGTAATATATTCAGGTAAGTAAACAGTACGAGTCTCATTGTCAGTAATAGGAGTGAAATCATAATGTACTTTAGCTTGAGAATAATAGTATGTAAAATTATACCTATAGTTATCAACCTTCATAAAACCAGTTCTATTATTACCAGAAATGTGTAAATTAAAGAAATCAGATTTTGTTAAGAAACAAGATAGATTCTCTCGTATAGGATTCCAAGTGACACATGTAAACTCAAAACAACATATATCATAATTAGGAATCATCTTAAGAGAATCAGGATCAACACTTCCAGAATACCTCTTACCACTATTAATAACAGTAACAGTAACTCTAGGATTATCAGTAGAAGCAAGTAGTTCATTTGCAACAGAATGATAATGAGTAATAATTTTATTATTAGCAACAGCAATACCTCTACCTTCAAAGTTAGGACCTACAAAGAAAACATCTACATATTGATAACCTTCAGCATTAGGAATTGAACGTAAAGTCTTTAATTTCCTTCTTACATCAGCTCCACTAATAACTTTCTCTTGTTCATTGCGAATATCTTGTAATTCAAAAGAACGACCACTAGCTTGTCGGCTAGGAGGGCTATCACCTTCAGGTAAGATAGGAGCAGATTCATCTTTCTTAGAGTTTCTGGTCCATAAGAAATAACCAATCGAAGTAATAATAGAGGCAGTAGACACACATTTACCAATTTTCTCACCCCACACACGAGCAAGGCTAATACCTTCATCATCAGCTACCTTCTTCAAATCTTTAAATTGAGGACCAAAAACAGTATCTAGAAGTTTACCAATAGATAAACTACGAACATTAACATTAAGATCAGACAAATACTCTTTGAACCAAGCAAAGAATCTATGGAATATGAATTTAAGTTTTGGAACTTGAACATGACAGATTCTTTGTAATACAATCTTATTCTTATCATCTAATTTCATACAATCTTCAACAACAAAAGCACATAATTCATCTTTGTAGTTCCAAGCTAAAGAACCTACAGGTTTATAATCTTTAGGAATCGTGAATTCATGAGTAAGATATGTGAACGAATTACCAAGGAAATCATCAAGTTCACTCTTGGATTTATTACTTATAACCACCAAACGCATCTTATTAAGTTTAAAAGAGTAAACACTAGCACCATATTCACATTCACAATTAATATCAGCACTCAAAAAGACATCTTTAGGAGCAACTCCTCTTATACCACCAACGTTGCGAATTGCACCATCATTAACAAAAGAATGAATCAAATGCTTCTTCTTCAAAATCTCAACATCTTCTTCATTATCATCTTCTTCTGAAAGTTCTAAAACATCTTCAGCTTCAGGATCACGTCTCATGTATTCTATAATTCCTATTATATTAAGAGCATTAGCAGGATCAAGAACTCTAGAAGTAGCACGCAAATCTATACCACCATTGACCAAATCATCAGAGTTAACAGATAAACCAAATCTATAAAAGAAAGCGATCCAATCATCAGATACAAAATCTTCATAAAAATCTTCAAGTTTCATCTTATTTTCTTTAATGAAATTAGAATACAAACCAAGACTAAACCTATTAAAATAATCTTCATAATCAATATCAGAAAAGGTCTTAGTTCCAATACAAGGTAAAACATGTTCTTGTTTCTCTTCATCAACACGAACAACATCATACATCTTCAAATCATATGTCACATCATTCTTATAGAAACAAACATTAAACTTAGGATTAAGAGTACCATACAATTTGAAGGCTGGAATTGCAGCCATATCTGAATCTTCAGCCAAAGCAGGAACCATATAAAAAGACATGTAATCTCTAAATATATTCTTGCATACATCAGGTCTTTTTCTAAAAGATGAACTAAATACACTATTCTTAGCAGTATAATAAATGCTAATTGCATTCAATACCCATTTTTGATATGCATTCATTAAGATAACACCACGCTTGTGACCATTTTCTTCGTCAGTATTAGGAGCATCAATTACGTAGGACAAAAGATTATCACCAGTAGCATCAACAGGTAAGAACTTGCAATAAGGTTCAAATTCTCTAGGTAACCATAAAGTCACATAACCACTCTTATCATCATAAACCAATTTCATTCCAAAGGACTTAAAACTAATTTCATTCTTGTTACTACCATTAACTGACCAACCTTTGGCAATATCAACTCTTTTCAATCTTCGTTCAACAGGTTCTAAATCTTCAAAGTTAATCTGTTCATTGACATGTTCAAATAAGTAATAACCCCAACTACCAAAGTTAGATAAATCAAAGTAATAATAAATCTCATCTTTATTTTTAATTTTAAACATGGAAGACATAGAAACACGCATGTTTTCGACATCTTTTGATAAGAATTTATGGAAACTATACTTCTTTTGAAAAGAAGCAATATACTGATTAATAACATCTTGATCTAAATATCTTCGAGCACTAAATTTATTATCAAAATACACTTGAGAGCACTCATTTGTATTATCAAGTAAAGGCTCATTTACCAAAACATCCAATCTACTTCTATTCTTGACTATGCCAAGCAGACCAACAACAGAATCCAAATCAACAAATTGTTGTCGCTTAGTATAAGGATCTAAGAAAGTCACATACTTCTTATCATCTTTCTCAGTGACTTCTACTTCAGTAATTTCAGCAGGTATAAGGTCATTCTTCTTCTTGTTCTTCAAAATTACAACTTTGTCACCAGGAATGAATGTTCTACCAGCTTCAGGATCAGCAATGGTAGTCTCATAAACAAAATGATTACCTACTCGAATTTTTTTGGCATCATCAAACAACAATTCTTCCACATTTGGATTAAATAATGAATTAACCTTCACATGATTGTTATAGAAATCAGAAATGACATGGAATAAGTTATTATAAGAAACAACACTAGGATGCATAACATTAGTTTCAACATTAGGATCTTTAATAACAAAACAGTTCTTATTGTAAAACTCAAATAACAAATGATTACCGCTTGATACTATAGCCCTATCCTCAGGTTTTGAAGTATCAAAATTCCACTCAAAACTAAATTTGTTTTCAAAAGTAGGATTAGGTTGAACAACAATACACATATTTCTTCTTCTCATAAGAGCAATTTCAATATCTTCCTTATCAGAATTAACAGACAAGTTATTATTCATAGTAATGACAACAACAGGTTTAAAAGGAGTACCCTTAACACCAACACTAGAACCATCCTCAACAGAAGGTAGAGGAGGGAAATAAGGAGTAGAAGAACAAATAGATAACATCTCATTCATATCCTCAGCTAACTTCTTAGGATCAGCTTCATTCAAAAATTCATCCCACACTACTATCTCTTCTCCTTTATATGCAGTATAAAAGGGATCAGCAGGACATCTGTACCAAACACCATGTAAAGAACGATTACCAACTTTAAAATTATCTAAAATATAATTAATCAAGTACCTACAACTAGTTGACTTACCAACACCAGGTCTAGCAGCAATATGAATCCAGAAAGGAATATTCCTAGGAGTCTTCATAGTTTGAGAGACTGTTAACTGTTGAGAAATACGGCATAACATATTATATCTATTCCTAAATTCATTCATAGCTGAATTAGTTGAAAATTTCTTCATGATAGGTTGAGCCCATCGAAGAGTATCAGCTAACTCATCTTTAAATCCTTGTTGAGAATAAACAGAGGAGACTTTAGAGTATTCAAGAATAACATCAGATCTAGAAATCATTGCATTAGTATAATAAGCAACACGTTGTTTTTCATCACCAAATAAGGGACATAAAATACCAGAAATACAATCAGGAAGTACATTAAGAGCAGCAACAAATGCATTACCAACAGTACGACCAAAATTAGTAAATGACATAGCATCACGAGTAAGTTGAATTAAATCAATTTGTTCATTCTTACAACTACTACCGAGTAGAGGAGTAAGAGCAAGAGATAATACAGTAATGAAATCAGTAGCGAAACTATTTGTTCCTTCAGGTACAACAGGACCTTCCATAGCTTCACTCTTAGAGATACCAACAACAGCCATGAGATTATCCCAATTAGCATAAGTAAGAACACCAAGAACAATAGTAACAATGACCACAACGAACTTACAAACAAGACGACCCCAACGAAGACCGTAATCGCCAGTAACATGCTTCTTGTCAACAAGGGAAGCTGCTTCATCTTCTTTCTTCCATATAGCAGAAAGTTTATCAAATAAATCATCAAGTAAATGAAATGGATCAATAACTGAATCCAAGAATCCATAAATAGCTTCAGATAAATTCTTCCAAACAGACTCAGACAACCATTGTTGTACCAATCCTAGGCAAGAATCAACACACTTCTTCACAATAGAACTAAAAGACTCTTTAGTTTTCCCAACCCAACCCTTAAAGAAATTAGAAATAGTATCTGTAATACCTTCAGGTGAAATATTACAACATATAGGATCAATATTAAGAACATCAATAAATAACAAAGTAGAAACATCATAATCAGTGAAAGCAGTGAGTAAATCCCACATATTATACATAGCAAGAGCACTTCTAAAATAGTCTTCATTATTATAAGCACTAATAGCAACATTCTTCCAATAGAAATAAATACTAGCAGTTTCAACATCATTGAAACAAGCAACTGAAGAAGAATTCTTCAGTATACCAACATCTTCAAAAATTTTCGATGAATCTAAAGCTACACACAACTGAGGTAATAAAGACATCCATGTAATCTCAGAATGAGTGTAGTTGTAAGTCTTAGAAAACTTACTAATATCATCATAAGAGAGGACAAACTCGCCTTCTTGTCCAGATTCTTCTAAAAAGAACATATAAGCTTGTATAAAGGTATACAAGTCAGGTAAGTAAAAATAGTCAGTATCAAATCCATCAACTGAAGGATCATCAACAGGCAAACAGGACTTCACGCAAATGGACAACTCTCCACGCGGACCTACTTGATGGACAATAATATCACATTTACAGAACTCAGGACGAACGAACTTACCCAAATCGTCGTC